ATTGTTACCAATAACTGTGGTAATTGAAGGGTAAAACTCACCATCAGGTGTAGCATAGACTCTCTTACCATCAACCATCTTTGCTTCACTATCAAGTGGAAAGCATCTGGGATTATGTTCAAATTTCATAGTCCTAATGTCATCTTACTGATGAGATATGACTTGACTAAACCAGAACGAACGATATCACTCACTCCAAACTCAATCTCTGAGAACTCTTCCATACCCTGAAGGATGCGTTGGAAATCTAGAATACCATTACGTTCATTAGTTCTCTGTAGATCTGACTGATTAATGTCACCACAGAATACTATCTTACTGTCCTGTCCTACACGAGTCATGATAGAGTCAAGCTCATGGAAGTTAAGGTTCTGAGACTCATCAACAATGATAATAGCATCATCCAAAGTAGTACCACGGAGAAATGAGGTAGACCAGAATGAAATAGTCTCTTGGTTTTTAAGGTTATCATATAACATATCAAAACTAGCTTGATCAGGCATGTGGAACATGTTCCTTACCATATTCTTATAAGGAACCTGATAAAGTTCTGACTTATCTTCATGAGTACCAGGTAAGAAACCAATCTCACGTGTAGATACTAGAGACCTAACAATATAAACCTTATCGTATGGTGTCTCTTCATCTATCACATCCTTGAGTGCTAAGTACAATGCAATAAATGTCTTACCTGTACCTGCTGCACCATAAGCAAAAAGATTCTTACCATCCTTCCACTCATTAAAGAATAACTCTTGGTTGTCAGTAATAGGACCAACATCAAGGAAGTAGTTACTGTTAATAGGTTTCTTCCTTTTCAACATCTTCTTGGACATCCCTACAGTAGAGGGAGTTTTCTTTTTAACTGCCATAATTTACCACTGATATCCATCTTTAGAACGAGCACACGATCCGTACCCAGGAGTTTCTTTAACCTTATTCATAACATCTTTCCAACCTGGATGTGTCTTAGACATTTTATCACGCCAGTCACCTACCTCACCCATGCTACCACAACCTTGTGACCAATCTTTATCCCAGTCAGGATTATCTTTACGCCACTGCTCATAGTTTGCCATAGTAAGGTTAAGTTCTTTAGTTTCACCAGTTTTTAAATTTTTTACGGGGTATGTTGGCATAGTTATTATTGTGTAGTTTATTTAGATGTATTATTCAAACCAAATATCAGGTAATTCTTTAAACATTTTTGATTGTGAATCTACTTTATAAGTAGACTTACTCCAAACAAAAGTTTTATCGTTTATATAATGAACATCAGCTGATTTATATCCTCCATTTCTACCTAATGGACAATGAATAGATTTAATTGAAAGATTACCAGAAATAACACATCTTTTTTCATCTAATCCATGTGGTTCTACCCTATGCAAAACCCAAGATGGAAAGACTATAAAATCTCCTGCATTTTGTTTTGGATAGTTAGACTTGCCATATGAATCTATAAAAGCAAAACACTTTTTAGATGTAGGTCTAATGAAATGAACAAAAGAAAGTAATTCTATACCACTATAGTGATCATGAGTAAAATGAGCTTCATCTCCACTATTATAAGTCTGCATCCAATATTGATAAAAATAATCTGTTCTTTTAAGAAGACCTAGATCTCCTAATGACCTTGTAATTATTGCATCATATTTATCTCTCCATATAGATTCTGGTCTATCTTCAGGATTAGTATAAAAAGAAGTATGAATCACACCACCAGGACTAGATTTACATTTTTCTAAAGATTCTATACAAGAATCTACCTCATTATCTGGATGATTAAAATTAGTACTCCAAATTACTAAATCCATTCTAGTGCCTCTGATACTATAGGGAACTGTTCTTTAAATACTGACCGAACCATCTCTGCTATCTCCATGTGTTCCTTCTGAGTTCCATGTGCAGAACGTAAGTCTATGTAATGTACCCATGAGCGTACACTACCAGTCATATAAATTCTGGTTGGTGTTGCTAGTGGGAGAACAAATCTCGCACACTCCTTCGCAATACCATTAGCGAGGAGTTCATTGTATAGATCCATCGCTTCAACAAAGTGTTCTGCAATCTTCTCTTGGAGGTCTTGCTTCTTATTCTTTGGTACATCATCAGTACTATTCTGTCTATTCTTAGTGTCTTGGTGTCTAAGATCAAACATAGGAATCTCATCTGCTAACAAGTTAGTGTCAGCATATCTCTGTGAGAATTCTTGGAATGTAAATGATCTATGTCTTAGTATCTGTGCAGCAAGACCACGTGTGGTCTCAATCTCCACAGTCATGTGTGCCTGTTCAAAAACCGACCAATGGCCATGCTTTATGCAGTAACCTAGTAATCCAGCTACGTTTGGATTGTCTTGGTTCTTCGGGTTGCTTACCCTCGCCACGTAACCCATCGTCTCCTCTGCTTTGGGTGTGACTGTTATCAGTTTCACTTGTTGCATTATTTTTCTTCAGTGATTTTTTTATATACTTGGCATACCTAACCTCTTCCTTAGTATACCACCCTGGGTGTTCTTTTGCAAGCTTTATTATTTTTTTCGCACTCTTTCTCTTGTCCTTCCTCTGACTCTCATCCACTAACATATTCTGCGGTGTAACTAGGTATTTATGCGACTTCCAGACATAAAAAATCCAGGAAAAATTTTTCCTGGATTACTTAAATCAAAAAGTGAATTTTGATTTGACTATGCACTAACTAATTTCTTAGTAACTTTGATACCACGATACATTAGATCATAGTTTCTCTGTTGTGCTGCGGCTTGTACCATTTTGCGGTACTCTTCAGAGTCATACGAGACTCCACGGTAAGTGACTTGTGCCATTGGCTTGTCCTCGGTTAGGGTGGATTAGACCCGTTCCTTCAGTCGGCATTTGCGTCCTCGTAAGAGGATGAACGTATCCGTTCCGTGTCGGCTTACTTGCGACCCTTCTGGGTTGAACGATGTGTTAATATTAACACAGTTATATTATATAGTCAAGTGAATATGTGTAATCCGATACAATTTAATAATATTTAAAGCATTTTAACCCATCCTGTACAAATATATTTCTCATGTTTTTTTGAGATTTGTCCAACATGTTTATGTGTTATACCAGCAGGGAAAAGAACTGTCTTTCCTTTTACAGCAGTGATTGTCATATCATTGTTCGTTAATATCGTACCACCATCAGGCACATCATTAAGATATGTAATATAAACCACCACTCTATCCATATCTGTAGCAGAGATATCTATGTGTGGAGCAAAATAACCTTCATTAGGTCTATAGTATTGTACTTGTGGTAAACCTTTTAATCCATATTTACCTGGCAAACCAAAATGTTTGATATAATCAATAGAAAATCCAGCAACTAAATCCACATAATCATGCAATTTCCATATGTCATCACCAAACATACCGTCCCAAACTTTACTAAAGCTAACTTCAGTACTCTTCTTAATACTATAATCAAGACCCTCAGATGTCTTTCCATCCCCTGTCTCACCAAATTTATCAGCATATTTAAAGTAGTCAATGATACCATCACATATCTGATTATCACACCAATACTCTCTTACATATTGATCACTTTTCATTTGGTTCTGGTGGTGTTGCAGAAGGTTTCTTTCTTTTCTTTCTCTTAGGTGCTGGTGCATTCCATAGGTTAGGTCTTACAGTACCACCAGTCTGCTTCAACCATTTAAACCCCTTCTTATATTTGTCATAATAATGATCAAATATATCCACTGCTCTTTGTGACATAGCAATATCATGTTCTATCTTACCCTCTACTTCATACTGTATTAGATAAGAAGTGTAAGGCAGTGCTCTATCTTCTGCTAACTTTGGATCACATTTCTCGTGGATTACTCTCATGAACGTCCACCCCATTCTATTTGTGGGAATGCTTCCGTTACACATGCCTTGGTGATCTTCCAACGCTTACCAATCTGCTTGTCCTTTGCAAGACATAAAACCTCTGCTTCACCAGCAGATAATCCTTCTAGCATCTGAATAAACATTGTCTCTCTTTTATTTTGAGATACATTTGATCCACCCTTAAAGAAGTGATGGAGAAGTCTTGCTTCCTTTTGTAAATTAGTATGTTCTGTACCTTCAGGTGCATCATTAGGTTGATAAGGAACCTTACCTGGTGGTAGCATACTCACAACAGAGTCATCAAAATTAATAATGAAAAGCATTCTTAATGCTGGAGTATTAAATTTCTCAAGCAAAGCAATCTTTTCCTTCTTAGTCTTTGCGTTTGATACTTTTTGAAGTACCTCATGCATCAAGAGTTTCATCTTCGTCTTCCTCATTAATAAATTTTACTGATAAGAGTTCCTCATTCACTGGGAACCCATTGTCATCATACATTTCTGGATGATAATATTGTGCTTCGTCACGTGACCAGAGATAATCATGCACGAAATCTTTTGCAGTCCATCCTGCTACTATACCGACACATAAAAATAGGAATGATGTTGTCGCTGAAAAAAATAAAAGGGTGGTGTCTGCCATGACTCAACTCCGTATAGTGGTTTACTTATTCTTTCTCCCACCTTAATTCAAAGTTGAAATAGAACTTGCGTTTAAGAAAGGAGAATTCTTTTTGAATTCCGAAACCCTTACTGGGTTTCGTCTCTACATCTTCTTTAGCCCTCCTTAACATGAGTTCTATGCCTTTATTTATAGAGAGTTCTTTACCCTTTGTTGACACTAACCAATCCCTCCTTTAGGAAAAATTTTGCTGTTTCTACAAGACCACCTATCTCTTTACCATCTATTATAACCCAAGGATATCCTTGGCAATTAGGATAAGTCTTTAATAATTCTTTCTGTGGTGTATTAACAGTTTTATAATCAACTCCTGCTCTCTTACAAAGTTCTTTCATATGTTCACAGTAAGTGCAACCATTAGTAGTGTGTATTAAAATATCCATCATGTCCACCTAGACAAACGTAATGAATTGTAATCATCACCAATCATATTGTAATGCATTTGTAGTATAGATTCTCCTTTATAGTATGCAAAATTCTCCTCAATTAAATTAAACCAATTTCCATCCTCACTCTTCATAATTATATCATCTAAATCTGAATTGTCTACACTTAATCTTTTAGCATAATGCCAAAAGGGAGTATTGTATTTAGATCCATAAGAATAATGCTTCAAAATAAAATCAGCATTATCTTTTATCAACTTTTGATTTATATCAACGATCTCTTTAAAAGGGATCCTCTGATAGATAGCTGCTATAGATCTAGAGATCCAATTCATGTATGAATATATGGCAGTTGCTTCTAGTGGTTCAATAAAGAAATACTTATTACCATTAAGAAATATTCTGTCATCTATCACAGGATTCTTAGCACAATAATTTCTAAAGGATATTTTATTGAAGACATTATTAATTCCAAACTGTTCTTTAAAATTATCCTCTGCTTCTTCATCTGATGTAATTAAATCATTGTAAAGATATCCAAGAGACACACGATCCTTAAGTGGGATAACAAAACACCAACCATCAGGTGTAGCAACTGTTCTTGTAAAGATACTGTTCTCGTCAAAAGATGGTGGAAGATTTGCTAACAATACTTTGTTAATAGGATTCCTTAAAGTATAACAATCATTATAATCTTTCGGATAACCTGCACAATCATAGATGTAATCAGCATCAATATCATCATACTCTACATGCTTCTCAGTAACATTAAAGATACCTGAGTTGCAAAAGTAATCTTGAAACTCTTGAGGATCAAAATGCATAGCAGTATTATTATATCCAAAACCATGAGCCCAAAAATCTTTCTTACCCCAACCCTCATATCTAATAGCAACCTTTGGAGTAGATTGCCACAAAGAATCATTCCAATCAGAAGTATACTGTGGACAACGGTAACTTACATCATTTAAAAGTGACAACAAATTAGGCCAAGATCCAGATCCAACAGGTTCAGTTGGAATACTCTTATCATAAAAGAGTTCAAGTTCTACCTTCGGATGTTGTGCTTTCCATATTAAAGCAGTTATTATTCCAGATAATCCTTTACCAATTATACTTACCTTCATAATTCTTTTAGCTTATCAAGAATATATTTGTATGCTTCTACTATATCACCTTCTCCTTTCCTAAACAAGTCCTTATCAAAACTCTTACCTTCTTTCCAGAGTCGCATTCCATCAGGTGATAGTTCATCAGCAAGGAGTAAATTTTGTCCAGAATCATAACCAAACTCCAATTTAAAAT